TTTATGCCAAATATATCCATTATGGAATCAAAAATTTTTTCTGTAATTAAAGTTAATAATACTGCAATTATTATATCAGCTTCCTTTTTTAGTACTCCCATATTTCTCTTCTTTTGATTTAAATAGTCACTAAAATCTTTTAATTTATCATCAGAAAATTGTTTATATTTATTGATAATATATCTTTCCCATTGGTTTTTACTTTCAAATTTGTTATCAGACTTCAATGTTTTTTTAGTTGACTTATCCATAAATCCTCTACACAAATACGTATATATGTCTCTTTCTTGTTTATCATTAAATCCATAATAATAAACTCCCAAGTTATTAAGATTTCTTTTTATTCTCATTTTATACTCCAATCATAATGTGATAATTAAATTATATCACTCATGTCATTATAATTCAATTATACGTATATATTACTAACTTTGCCTCCCTGTAATCTCCGCTTTTATTCTATTATTTTCTTCCTGCAAGACCATGTTCTGCTCTTTCAAATCCTTTATTTTCCTTAATGTCTCCATCATTTTGCACTCAGTTTCATATTCACACTGTGTGTCAGGCATATACTCTATACACATTTCACATATTTCTTCTCTGTCCATCCTCTGCTCCATGCGGTCCTGTTTATACTGTATCTGCTGCCCTATTTCTGTATCATCAATGTCATAAATGTCTTTCAGCATTTCAAGGCATATTGCTACGTCCGCCATTTCTTCAATAAGGTTTTCTTTACTTCCTATACCTCTTATCTGCTTGCTTACTGCCTGTATCAGTTCTGAACATTCTTCCATGCATATAACGCTCTGTGTTATTCTGCCATATTCTTTAATGGATCTTTCGATTATGTCCTTATTCATTCCCGTACCTCCCGATTATGTCTTTTTCTTTGTAAATCATGTATTCTGCTGAATTTCCCTGTACGGCATATTCTATACTGCCGTCTTCACGAACAGCTATACGCCGTATTCTTGCTTTTATTAACACTTCATCATCAATGTTATACTTAGTTTCCATTCTTCTCCTTTCCCCCGGAAGCCGAAGCCTCCGGGTATGCCGTCAATTTTGTGATATATATTTGACTTTGAATTAATAAGTACCGCTTTTTACTCTGTGGCAAACTTATGCCAAAAACTTATTTATAAAATACTGCTGCCCTTTTCCAGTTACTTTGGTTGTTCTGTTTATGCGTACTGAACCATCAGGATTATTTACCGTGCTTTCTTTAACCTCAAACAAGTTCATATCCATGCTTTTTTGAGTCGGCATATTGTAATCTGAACCATTACGCTTTATTAAGTATCCATTTTCACGCAGCCATAAAAACAGCCTCTTCTGCCCCATATCAACATCATTCTGTTTAATCAGCTTTGCTAAGTCACCGATTAATATTGATGTTGTGCTTGTTGCTACCGCATCAGCAAATATTTCTTTTGGCTTCATTTTTTCGATTCTTGCCTGCTTCTGTTCAATGACTCTGTCTCTTTCAGCTATCTTGTTATGTGCCACCTGTAACGCTTTAGCAAGCAATTCATCATCAGACATTTTTTCCTGTCCTGTGATGTAACCGCCATTCTTACGTATAGAGGGGAGAACTTCTGATGTAACCCATTCTGTAAATCTTTCAGCACTTTCTTTTCTACTCTGAAAAATTGTCTTGTAAAGGTTGGCTTCGCTGATAAATGTCATTTTCTGTATTCCGCCATTTGTAGGGGTATCCACAGTATGGATACCCTTTACAGATAACCTCTGTCTCACATTCCCTACATTCACTATTTCTAATGCCCTGCATACATCAGTCAGGCAGAACATTGGCTCACCATCTAATACAGCCGTTCGTATTTGTCCGAATTCCTTTTCTTCAAAAATTATCACGTTATTCATAACTTCAAAGTCTCCTTTGTATTAATTTTCCATAAAATCAAATAGCGTCGGTGCGTCAACCTCATTCTCTGCTGCCTGTAAATATCCAACGCCGTCCCTGAAATAATCATGATTTAATTCTATTCCATAACCATAACGTTCCATTTTTACAGCGGTCATTGGCACTGTCATAAGTCCGCCAAACGGGTCGAGTACAACATCACCTTTATTACTGTATCTGTTTATGATTCTTTCGACTATTTCTATCTGCAAAGGGCATACATGAAGCTGTGCCCTGCGGCGGCTCTGTGTAGTATTAAGTGTTTTCATTCGGTTTATATCATCCCACACCTCAAGTGTGTTCCAAGAACCGGGTGCAACCACCATAAACGTAGCCGGTAATTTGCCGTCCTTATCAAGTTCCTCCGCAAGTTTTACATGCTCACTGTAGCTGTATATATTTTCACGGCTGTATTTCCTATATGCCTGCTGCAGCTTCTCAACAGGAAAATCTTTTAATTCTTCCTTGCTGACAAGCCTGTCTCCCGAACATCTCCAGTATCCGTGTGCATCTATCTGCCACTGTGCCCTTGTATATTCTTCTTTTGACTTTACAACAGGATCATCTGCGTATGCTGTACTTCTGTCAGTCGGTAATTTACGAAAAAGCAGAATATATTCAGGACAGCCTACGCCCATTTTTGAACCATCTTTACACTGTTCAGTCCAGCCCAGCCTGTACGTCTGGTTATTTTCCCTTACTACATCCGTTACAACTGTAATCATTCCGAAATACTGAAATCCATGCTTCATATAGTGGTTTATACATAATGCATGAAACGGTTCTATTGTTGGCATGCCAGTACCTGTAGCATTTCCAAACAGCACCCTGTCTTTTACATGTATGGCTGCAACCCTGCCCGGTTTTAATATTCTTAATAACTCAGGTGTAAGAAAGTCCATCTGTTCAAAAAACCTATCCGTGTCCTGATTATGTCCAAAATCATTATAATTGGCACTGTATTCGTAATGATTTCCAAATGGTATTGATGTATGTATCAAATCAACTGAATTATCCTGCATATACATTGTTTCTTCCACACAGTCACCATATACGGCAGTATAGTGATTTCCTTTAACTGTTCTTTCTTCCCTGCTTCCTGTAACTCCCATTTTACGCTCCAGCCTTTCCGTTTTGCTTTCTGAATTAAGTCCGTATTTTTTTACTATTCCTATCATTTTTTCAACCATCCTGTCGTGGTTTTTCCATTTCTCAAGCAGTGCCTCTTTTATCTGACGTTCATTTTCCATGTAAATTATGTCAATAATAACTGTTTCTTTCTGCAAAAATCTGTAACAGCGGTGTACTGCCTGTATAAAATCATTGAATTCATAATCAATACCGGCAAATATCTCCCTGTGACAGTATTTCTGAAAATTACAGCCCGAACCCGAAAGCGATTTCTTTGTTGCAAACAGTCTCGTCTTTCCATCTGCAAAATCAACCACTCTCTTCTCACGCAGTTCATAATCCTGTGAGCCGTATATATCCACTGTCTCCGGCAGTGCCTTTTTTATTGCATGTCGTTCACTTTCAAGATCATGCCATAATATAAAATGCTCGTCCGGGGATTCTTCAACAATCTGTTTCATTACCTCAACACGTTTTTCTATGCTTTCACGTTTAACCTGTGCAGCTTCTTTCAACCCTTCTGCTGCCTCTTGGAAAAGCTGCATCTGCCCGTCTTTATCTGCAGCATCTCCATAATGTACCGGAATCTCATGCCAGCGTATGTCAAGCGGTGGCAAATCATAACCGGCATCAGAATAGTTTTCGTTTAAATCTGAAGGCTTTGTTATAAACAACGCCCATGACGAAACCCACATCCAAAACTCGTCTTCCATATTCGGGTACAGCGTAAGATTATTGGCCTTAGTGCTGTCTCTCTGAAAGAATCTTGTAAGAGCCTGACCTGTGTCCATGACTTCAAGATAGCCAGCATAGTGAACAATCTCTTTATATTTATTGGGTGAAGGTGTTGCAGTTGCCACCAGCTTATATTTCACATTTCTGAATTTATCAAGAAATGTCTGATATGTTTTGCTGCCAAAAGACCTTAATACACTTGCTTCGTCTAGTGATGTCGCAACAAAATAATCCGGTTTAATATCTCCATCCCTTACTCTCTCATAATTCGTTATGACAATCTCACTTGTACTGTTTTCTACTTCTTCCATGTTCCGGCAGTATTCAGGCTTTTCGTATCCTAATACCTCAACAGCATCCCTTGTAAACTCCTGTTTTACTCCAAGTGGAAGCACTATCAACGCCCTGCCGCCGTCATGTTTTGCCGCAAGATGGCAGAATTCTATCTCCTGTACTGTCTTTCCAAGACCGAAAGATTCAAACAATGCACGTCTGCCGCCTTTTAATGCCCACATCACAGCGTCACGCTGATGCGGTTTTAATGCCTTGTTTACCTCTCCCGGTTCAACTTCAAATCCACTGTTTTGTGCAAGTATAATCTTGCTTTCCAAAAATTCTTTATATGTCATTTTTCAAAGGAACCCGATATATCGTTGCCCCGGCCGGAGGTTCGGCTCCCTTCTATCATTTTTCGTCTGCTCGCATGTGTGTATACGAACAGTAGTTATATGTGTATCTGCCCTTTTTCAGTTTCCAAGCCCAGTCTTGTGCGTTATGTGATAGAAACGGCAGATATTTGCCGCAGATGCGGCATGTTGTTAATCCGTCACCCTTGTATTTAAGCCCTTTTCTTTCTACTGGGTGTATTGATTGCTTCAAGCTCCGCCTCAAGCTGTTTTATCTTGTTGTCAACGCTGAAATTTATAATATTTTTGACTTCTTTTGTGACATCTTTGCCGAAGCATTCATCAAGCGGCAGACTGCTGCCGCTGTAATCTGTGACTGCAAGCGTAGCCTTGCCGTTTGCTATGTCTGACGCATATGCTCTTGCTGTATCTATGTCAGAGCATATCTTTATAGCCTGCTTTGCTTTTTTTATAACCTCTTCTGTGTTTACCATCTTAACCTCCGTTAAATGTTATTTTTCAAATATAATTTTTCATAAATAAATTCATCCACTCTTCATGGCTGTGCAGCTCTTCAAATCTGCGTTGTCCTGCCTCTATAAGTATCAAATCAGTCTCACGGCAGTTATGTACTGCTTTTCTGCCTGTCCTGTGATGTTCGGCACAAAGCCATACTTTCAGACCGTAATGCTCTGCTAACTTTCTGTTCGCCGTGCCATGCATAACATGATGTTCTTCAAGCGGTATATCCCTCGGTCTTCCAATTATGCCCTCATCTTCAATTTTTTTTCGGCACAGGTAACATTCTTTCCTGTCCTGCATAATGCTTCTGCTCATTGATTCCTCTCTTTCATCCTGTTTAATTCAAATTCCATCCAGCTTGTAAATTCATGTGTTCCGTCCATGTATGTAACCACATGCATCTTCGTGAGGTTTAACACCTGCTGCCACAATTCTGCATTGGCAACCGGAAGACCTCTCTTCTTTACCCAGCCGTCTTTTTCCCACTGGTACGGCCAACCATTATTTATCGAATGCAGAATGTGTTCGCATTCTGTAAATATGCGGATTCTGCACCCTCTGTTAAATCTTTCAAGTGCCTTTACAAGCACCGTCAGCTCGGCTTTATTCTCTGCCATGTCGGAGAGTTCGCCGTATGCTCTTTTTATGTATTCTTTCTGCTGTGTCTTCATCTGTATTACATACACAAAATATACTGTTTTCCTCTTTGCAGGACCTCTTGCAGTCGTCTTTATATATACATTTACATCCTGCATGTTTACCACCTCCCTTCATGCTCCAAATTCTGTGTTTTCCTGAATTTACACTCGTAATATTTGAATCCGAATATGGTATATCCCTCATATTCTTCATCAGTCACAAATGTGAATCCGTCACGCTGGTATTTTGATATTGTGCTTTTTCTTACCTTCGTGCTGAAGGTGTTCGAGTTTACGACTTTTTTAATAATCTTTGGCTTACACAGATTTTTTGAAGAGTTCCAGCGTCGCCCGACAAGACAGCCTTCCGTCTCCTCTGTCTTCTGCGTATATTTTATAAAGTACCTTGCAATGTTTGTATAATCGCCGTCGCTCCACAGAGGATCTATCCGTACATAGCCGCTTGTCCAGCAGTCTCGCAGAAGACGTACATCACACGCACTCATAAGCATGTGTATGTGTGCTCCGCCTTTTTTGCCAAGCTCCTTTACGTAAATATATTTAAGCGGCATGTCCAGCTTTTTAAAATGTGCACGTAGCTTTTTTAAAAACTGCCGCATGTCTTTCTGCATGACATCAGATGTCGGCGGCCGCATGTCTTTTTTATATGTGAATGTCACAAGCATTCCTGTGGAATCCGTAAAATTGGAATTCATCAGGGCGGCAAGGTTACGCTCCGCAATTCTGATATTTACTTTTTTCTGTGCTTCACTCGTAAGGTGCGAACGCTTTTCCCTCTTCTCACCTTTACAGTTGTGCCTGATTGTATAATATTTACGGATTGTAACAACACTCCCTGCTATACACTTCTCCTCTATGTATGCCATTTACTTTTTCTACTCCTGTGGGTCTATACTTAATAACTTAATCAAGTCGTAAAAGAGGACGGAAGCCCTCTTTTGCAATCCTGAATCTTCTTTTGTCTGTTGACATTTTTTCAATGCCGCTGTATCATATAAATGAGTTATTTTTTCAACTCACTGTGGTTTTGGAGCTGTGTCAGCAGCTCCTTTTTTTATTCCTTATTGTCATCTACAACTTTTTTCTCTTTTCTGACATGAAGCTGTTCATCTCCGTCCAGATACGTCATGTAGCTTGTTCCGTTCTGTCTTACTGTCAGCTTTTCAATTTTTTCCATCATTATCGGTCTGATTGAATCTTTAAGAATCGTGCCAAGTTCCTCATTTTCTGCAATATCCATACAACGCTGTTCTGCCCTGGCTATTCTTTTCTCAACATTGTTATGTGCCCTTGCTCCAGTACAGGTACACTGCTTCACTGCTTTTTCATCAAGATACTTTCTCCATGCATCTTCTGAACCATCGCCGTTAAGCATGTCCCATTCTTCCTTATCAATCTCAAGGATTGCCTGCTGCCCGCAGAAGCGGCAGACTCCAATATACGAATTAACCATTTATCTCTCCTTTACCTGTAACTGACCTGTCTTGTACACTCATTGAAACTTATAAACAGCTGCCCGTCGGCGGCCGTTTTGAATTTAAATGGCTGCTTTTTCTTCTCTTCCTCGCAGTCGCATTTTTCTCCCGGGTCCAAATGCCCGCCGCATTTACTGCATATATACTGATACATCTTATTTACTCACTTCCGTTGTATTTCTTAATCGAAAATCGCCTATATTGACCTTCTCCCTATGCTCCAGCCTGTGCAGCCTTAACAGCCACCTTGAAGCATCCACAATCCTTCTTTCCTCAATAGCCGCATTAATACGCTTATTAAGGAATATTATTTCCCCTGCTGTTTTCATCTGTTTACCCTTTCTGTCTGTTTCTGCCTTGCCTTTTCAAACTCGACAGTATCAAAAAACAGTTTTGTTTTGAACCCTTCAAGCCGCACACAGTATTTTTGTCCTTTCCGGTGTGCCATTTTATAAAGGTACTCTCTTGAAAATCCCATATTTACAAGTTCCGTGACGCTCATTATAGGTTTGGGATATTGAAGCATATCAATCACTCTTTTCTGTGTATTTGATTCTGCCGCGTGTCTAAATTACTGTTTTTTACATGTTATAAAACTGCTTGCTTAATGCCATATCTACTCCTATACTTTAATTACAGGCTATGCTAGTAGCCGAGTAATTAAGAAAGGAGTTTGTTATGGATTTCAATTTAGACAAAACTGATGTTACCAACCAGATATATCAGATGGCTCTTACATATGTCGCAACACATGAAGATATGAAAAATATGTCACCTGATGAATTCTGTAAAAAAGTGCTTGATGCACAAAGAGAATTCTCATCTATCTGGGGAGATAATAGAGTTAAGTAAATGTATATTTACTCGCTCTAACAAGTCCTGAGCTTCTCGGATTGTTAACCCTTCTAATGCTTTAACAATCTGAGTAGCTCTCTTAGCACTTTCACCAGTAAATAACTTGCCACCCACTTTAAACTCACCTGTTCTCAAATCTCTCCATTGCTGTAATCCCTTAGCATTTTCTATTCCTTGAGATAAGCACCTCTGTTCATTTTCCTTAATGCCTGTTTCTTTTAAAACCTCACTAACAATATTGTCTGCCAGCTTGTCTATTAATTCATCTGTATTCTCTTTCACTCTCTCACCTCCTCAAATAGATAATCAAACTTCACATTAAAGGTCTTACATAAAATCTTTATTTCAAATGTTGTAAATTTCCCTGTTTTTTTCTTATTTTCATAAGAAACTCTTGATATTCCTAATAATTTTGCCACATCTGAATTTGTATATCCTTTTCGTGCTTGTTCCGCTTCTAAGTTTCTAAACAATTTTGTTTCCTCCTTTCATGTTTGCACATCACAAACTTTGATTATAATATAATTGCTAACTTCAAACTTGTCAATAGTTTTCTTTGCATTTTGTAAACTTTTTGTTGACATGTTTGCATTTCATTCATATAATCAAATCATACAAATGTTATTCAAGGCGGTGATTAATAATATGGGAGATATTTTTAACGAAAATTTAAAGTCAGCAAGAGAAAAGAAAGGTTTATCTCAAAAAGAAGTTGCTGAAGCTATTGGGGTCGCCAAATCTACATATTCTTTATATGAGAGTGGGAATAGAGAACCTAATGTTCAAACTATAAAGCGAATTGCTGATGTATTAAATGTTTCTGCCGATGTGCTTTTAGGATTAGAAGAACCTCATACTATAGCTGCTCATTTTGATGGAGATGGATTTACACCAGAGGAATTAAATAAGATAGAAGAATTCGCTAATTTTGTTAAATCAAAAAGAAAAAACTAAGGGGATGATTTATTGACTGATTATGAGAAATTATTATCAAATGCAAACGATAATAATGTTACAGTTTATGATGACTACAATTTGAAGGGAACTCGAATAAAAGGATTATATTGTGATGGCTCTGTTGCTATAAGTAATAGCTTAAGAACACAAAAAGAAAAAACCTGTGTACTTGCAGAGGAATTAGGACATTTCTACACCTCAACTGGAAATATCTTAGATATGTCTGACACTGGTAACAGAAAGCAAGAAGCTAGAGCCCGTCTGTGGGCATATAACAGACAAGTTGGTTTGCAAGGTATTATTAATTGTTATAAGGCCAATTGCAGAACTTTACATGATATGGCAGATTACTTAAATGTAACAGAAGAATTTCTAAGTGACGCTATTGAATGTTATCGTTCTAAATATGGCATATCCGTGCAAGTAGACAATTATGTTGTTGGGTTTCAACCATCATTATATATTATGGAATTATTTGAATAGGAGAAAACATGGGATTATCTGATATATTAAACGCAAAAAAACTTCGTGAAGAAAACGAACAATTAAAGAAAATGATTACTCCTGAAATGCAGACTAGTTTTGATTTATCACAGCATATAGAATCACTAAAAGCTCAGGTTAATGATTTACAGGGACAATTTGATAATTTGTATAATCGCATTAACGATAAAGGACAGGAATACAATAATCTTCTTAACCTTATAGATGAAACAAAATCAAAATTAATTATTATGCAAGACGATGTACTTGTACAAGAATTTGGTTTGTATACACCTATTTATGATTTCGCCACATCTGATGGCTATAAAGAAAAATTAACAGCCATCAGGGATAGACAGAAACAAATGATAAAAAATGGTACTGCTGCCACTGGTGCTATTAATTGGCAAGTTAATGGTAGCCTACAAAAGGGTTCTAAGATGGTAAGTGATACTCAAAAACTTTTGTTAAGAGCTTTTAATAGCGAATGTGATGAGGTAATAAATAACGTCAAATACAATAATTTTGATATGTCGCTTAAAAGAATTACAACCTCTCGCAACGCAATATCACGACTAGGAAAAATGATGCAGATTTCAATATCCAATGAGTACTATCAGGCTAAAGTAGATGAATTACATCTTGCTTTTGAATATCGTCAGAAAAAACAAGCAGAAAAAGAAGAACAAAGAGAGGCTAGAGCTGCTCTTCGTGAAGCTGCCAAGCTGCAAAAGGAAATAGAAGAACAACGAAAAGCTATTAATAAAGAGCGTAATCATTATCAAAACGCTTTGCTGTCTGTTTTAAAACAAATTGAATCTTCTCCTACGCCTTCAGATGAGCTGATACAAAAGAAAAATGAGCTTGAATCACAACTTGGTGTTATTGATGTGAAAATAAAAGACTTAGATTACAGAGAAGCTAATCAGCGTGCTGGTTATGTTTATGTTATTTCTAATATTGGTGCATTTGGTGAGAATATTTACAAAATTGGTATGACACGCCGTCTTAACCCTCAAGATAGAGTTGATGAATTAGGTGATGCGTCCGTTCCTTTTAATTTTGATGTGCATGCAATGATATTTTCTGATGATGCTCCTGCACTTGAGAATGCTCTACATAAAGCCTTTGAAAATCGTAAGGTTAATATGGTCAACCATAGAAGAGAATTTTTCAATGTTACATTGGATGAAATAAAAGATGTTATACGACAAAACTATGACAAAACTGTTGAATTTGTCGATGTCCCAGATGCAGAACAGTATAGAGAAAGTCTGAAAATGAGACAATAATATATGGAGGTATTAATATGAGTGAAAAAGAACAGTTATTACAATTAATTGAAAATGTACCTAATTACAAGATTGGTTATGCATTAGCTTTTGTAAGGGGACTTTTAGCTTGTGATGATACCGAAAAATAGCAAAAAATTGAATAAAAATGTAAATTTCTTAAACAAAATGATAAAGATTTTTACATTTCGTGTTGACAATGTTAACAAAAAACGATATTATATCTAAAGAAGATATGGCTAACTTGTTTGGCTGTGAATAGAGGACTTGAGATAGTTATCTCAAGTCCTCTATTTTCATTTTAGGAGAATAAATATGAATAAAAAACCACAAGATTTTTTAACAATCGATCAACAAATAGAGCTACTAAAAGAACGAAAATTAATCATTAATGATGAAAAACTTGCAAAATATATTCTTATGACATATGACTATTATGAAGTTATTAATGGATATAAGAAAAATTATGTAATAAAACTAGATAACCATAATGAGGAATTTAAACCTGGCGTTTCATTCGAACAGATTTTTTCTCTTTTTAAATTTGACAAAACCCTTAGACAAATGATAATGATTGCTCTTGTTGATTTAGAAGAACATATGAGAAGTTTAATATCTTATGTTATAGCGAAGAATTACTCTTCTAAGCATATAAGATATTTAGATTCAAAAAATTATATTAATACTAAGTCAAAAAATCCTCATTGGAGTAAAAACGAAATATTAAAGCAATTACAATATGTAATAGACGATCCAAAACCTCCTGTAAATTACCACTTAAAAGAATATAACAATGTTCCACCTTGGATTTTATTAAAGCAAGTATATATGAGTACGCTTTTTAACTTTGTACGAATACTAAAACCAGATGTTAAAACAGAACTAATTATGTTAGCTTATGGTGTTCCAAAATCAATAGCTGAACGCCAAGAAATAAAATCTTTATTTATGGAATCCCTTATTTTTTTCTTAGATTATAGAAATATGGCTGCACACGGAAAATGTATGTATTCTTTTATTCCTAAAAACACTGTATCTGTTGGTAAAAAAGCTATTAAAGAGCTCAAAAAAGAAAATTATGATATTTCTGGATTGCAAAATACATATGGAATAGCTAAGCTAGTTAACCTATTATCATTATTTAATTATAAATGTCCTTTTAATAATGTCATAAGTGTTCTTAATAGTTCTTTTTCTCAACATGTTATGATGTACCCTAATGATATACAGCATCTGACTGAAGCTATTGGTTTTAATGATGATATTGAACTTACCAATCAAAATATCAAATACAAAGTTTCACAAATTATAGACGCTAATGGAAATATTGATTATGAAAAATATCATGAATTATTCCCTAGTTCCCCAATATTCTCTGATAGTAATGCTGCTGCCACATTAGAATATTGCAATAATCAATTCATTGTTAAGCATAATTACAGGAGATCCAGAAAATATAATGCTAAGCATTATCGAAAAAAAAGATTACATAATAAGATATAACTAAATAAAAGCTCCTGTGCTGGAACACAAGAGCTTTTACCACGATACTTACATAAGCATTGCCTATGATATAATATCGCCCTAGACAAGCCATATTATATCATCTAAGACACCGCTTATGCAAGTAGGTGTTATTTTTGTACCCAAAAACAGGTTGCACCGGTGCAACTTAACAGATTGGAGGTCTTAATATGGCTAAATACACAAAGAGAAAAGACGGACGTTATTCTACTAATGTTGATTTCGGATATAAAGACGATGGAAGCCGCAACCGTATACCTGTTTATGGAAAGACAATCAAGGAGCTTGAAGAAAAAAAGCTGCATATTCTGATGATGCGTGAACAGGGTTTATCCGTAAAAAGTTCTTCAATGCTTTTTGAAGAATATGCCTTACGCTGGCTCTCTACATACAAGAAAAAAGCACGTACAAATACAAGCCGCAACTATACATATAATCTCAAAAAGTACATCATCCCGGCTATCGGGTTTCTCCCGATTGGCAAAATTGTCAAGTCCGATATTCAGGATATTATAAATGATAATTATAATCACTATGCAACGTGTGATTATATCATTACAACACTTAACCAGATTTTTAATACTGCTGTTGATGATGATATAATCCGTAAAAATCCATGTAAAAATGTCAATCTTCCCAAAAAACCGCAGTCGAGCCGCCGTCCTCTTTCTGATATTGAAAAGCTGGCTATAAAGACTGCTGCCCTTAAAGACAATGAAAAAGCTCTCATTTACCTGCTGCTCTATTGTGGACTTTCCCGTGCTGAGGTTCTCGCTCTTACACAAACAGATATTGATTTAGTACATAAAACAGTAAGCGTGACTAAAGACCTCGTATTTTCACACAACCGCCCTTTAATTGAAGAGGTTAAAAACAACTACAGAAAAAGGCAGATTCCAATCCCTGATGTTGCTATTTCATTTATAAGCGGCTATTTGAAGTCAATCAATACAAATTACTTATTTACAAAAAAAGACGGTTCTCCTGTCACCGAACAATGCTACAGACGCATGTGGGATAATATTAAAAAGAAATGTAACAAGGCTGTATGTTCTGAAGATGAATTAAAAGCCGGTGTTAATAAAATAGGCTTCACAGCTTACACGTTCAGACATAACTATGCCACACAGCTATATTATTCAAATATAACGATAAAACAGGCTGCTAAATATATGGGACATTGTGATACGAAGATGATAATGCAGGTATATGCACATCTTGATGAAGTAAAAGAAAATGCAGTACAAAAAATCAATTCTGTTGATTTTCTCTGATTTACATTAATATAATTTTTCCAAGTGGGTTAAGGCTAGTATTTAAGCGGCTTTAACCCACATTTTTTTGACTACCATTTTGACTACCATACATCAAAAAACATGGGACTGAACACCTTCTGACTACCAAAAAACACTCGATTTTCACCTAAAACCGACAAACATTTTTTACATGTAAAAATCCCCGCAAGCCTCTATTTACAAGGTTTTGCGGGGATTTTTGATGTAAGCTACCAGCCGGAATCGAACCGGCGACCTTCTCATTACGAGTGATTTTTTTATATATCTAAAAGCCGCTTAAATGCTGGATTCTTATTTTATCTGACTACCATTTGACTACCAACATATTTATTGTGGCAATCTCAAAACCATGCCTGCATACAATCCGCTTTCAAGCGTCATATTGTTGTACTCTGCCAGCTCCGCCGCTCTGTTTCCGTCTCCCAAGTAGTCGTTTGCAATCTGCCAGAAAGAACCACCCGGCTCTACTGTAGCTGTTCTTTCTTCCTGTCTTACAGGTTCACTTTCAGCTGGCTGTGCAGAATCTGCTGCAACTACATCACTAATATATACTCTTGCATATACATCATTATCAAACATAAGAACCACAGTTCCATCTGCAATGTCTTCTGCTCTGTATATTCTATCATATATCTTTAATGCTGTGTCATTAACATCTACATTTCCTATAAATCTTACACTGTCGCCGTTTTTTATAGCATTGTCATTTCCGGAAGCTGCAGAGCCAATAACTTCAACATCTGACTCTCTTACTACCGCAAATACAACTCCGTCATGTGTCAGTCGCATTGTCTCGCCGTTATAACTTTCTACATCATATCCGTCTTCATTGTGCCATGCTGTGATATATGTGCCGTAAATATCTGTCTCGCCTGTAAACCTTACCTTAACACTATTATATTTATTTGTGTCAATGTTGTTGTCAGGTGTTTCGTTGTCAAGTATATCATCTGTCTGCTCCGGAGCAACATTAAAATCATAATCCTTATAAGCAAAGTTCTGGTCTACAGCCTGCCCTGCAACACTCACATCTCTGATAAAGTTATCAGAGCCGCCGCCATACTGCCAAATGTCTATGTCTACACCGATTTGCGGCTTTTCTGCTGTGTATGACGCACACCATACATCATTGCCGGCTTCCTTGATTGCCTTGACATCAATCAGATTAATTAACGGACTTGCAGAAGCATATACGCCTGCATCATTGCCGGCTTCTTTTATAACCTCACAGAATCTGTTAATAATCTCTGTAAGATTATCAGCGTCAAGAGCCTCTCCCTCAACGTCGGCAAATACAGGAAGCTGCAGCTTCATTCCCTCGACAAGTGAAAGGCAGTGGCGTGCCTGTTCTGCCGCCTCGTCTGTAGATTCTGCGTCTAAGAGATAGTAAACACCTCTTGCAATTCCAACTCTCGCACATTCTGCATAATTTCTTCGATATGTCGAATCGTAATACATGCCGATATTCTTATCGTCTGCTCCGCCGCATCTGAAGATTGCAAATTCAATCCCCTCTTTTTTTGCCTGTTCAAAATCATACATTCCCTGCCATCTTGAAATATCAATTCCAAATCTCATATTATTTATCCTCTTTTCTTATTATTTTGTTAAAGGCCGCGGCATCTTTGCCACAGCCTTTTGATTAATTTTCTTTTATCTGCTTATAAACCTGATTTACACCTGTAGATGCAAGACCCGACCATATTCCTACGCTTATTGCTGTAATAACATCTTTTGCCGGGAACTCCGGCATTATGTACATCGCCGGAATTGCAATGATGCCGCCAACTGTTCCGACAATTACTGGAATCAGTTTATCAGGAATCTTACTCCATGCTTTACAGCCCATACCTGCCAAATAGCAGATTACAACGATGGGTAAAACAGTTACATAATTAGTTAAATCCATTTTAGTCACCTTTTTAACCTTTCTTTTCTAAATTTTCCAAATCTTCAATTCTGTGATTTGCGACCTTGATTTTTTCTTCCTGAAGAGCGGTCAGTTCTTCAAGTTTAAATGTGCGTTCGATAACATTATTATGTTTATCAACTCGCTTTGTAAGCTCTGAAAGCTTATAGTCAATCATCGTTATTGTCTTGTTGTGCATTACATAGTTATTTACAAGACAAACAACTAATGTGACAACAGCTGTTATTATTGCCTCTGTCATAAATGTTCTCCTAACATTAATATGCTGTCCTTATTGCCAATGTGTTGCACCGGTGCAACTTTAAAATTTTTGTATTAAAAAAAGACGCTTTCGCGTCTATGAGGAATCATTATACATATTTACACCTATCTTTCTTACTTTTCTAATGCTTTAAGCCTGTTGTTCAAACTTTGTACTGTCGCTATTAAATCGGCTATAAGCTCGTCATATCTCAAACTGTAACGTGCTGTCATAAGCTGTGTCTGCTCACCTGTCAGCTCATTTATAGCTATCTCGTTATAATTTTCGTCATCTACTTTTTTGTCTATAAACAACCCCCAGTCATCGTCTCCCATTGATTCCTTAACTTCCTGTGCGATTAAGCCATGGTGCAAGCGGTTTGACGTTCCGTTTTTGAAACGGAACTCTGACGGAATTAGGCTGTAAATAAAATGTGCTGAATCTTCAATATCAAGAGCCTGAATATCTTTTTTTATATTTTTGTCTGAATCGCTTGATACATTTCCGTAAATAGTGCCGTTTACAGACCAATTGTATTGAACTCTACCTGTTCCCCACAGAGAAAGCTCACAGTTATTTACGTATCGTCCTGCTTCTTCACCGGCATTAAATATTCTTATGCTTTTTGTTGTATCGCCGCCATTGTAGCACCAAAAACGTGCAATTTTTTCAGTTCCTTTTTTGCCGACTGAAAAATTTGAATTAACGGTCACAGGATAGTTTTCGTCATTGTAAGATTGTATCTCTGTGTGATATACCGTTGGCACACGCATATGAATCTTGTGGTCTGCATTTTGATCAATCACAATAGCTGTATAAATTTTTCTGTTCTCATCACTGTAATCAAGATGAAGTTCGTCATTAAAATCTGAACAAATAACTAACGCTTGCCTTTTGTTTTGAGAACCACTGTTTCCACCGTCAATGTATGATGTGTAAATTTTACCTGTAAAGTTATCTTTATCCGTCCACGAATAGAATTTAATTTGGCTCTCGTAGATTTCAATCCCTTTACCACCAACACTGTGATTTTTTGTAGACAGATACCCATCTGGGATATATGTATATCCATCCGCTCGAACGTAAAAATCATCTACGTATGTTACCGCCGCTGTCGTGTCTATATGATTAATATTTATAACTTTTGTTGATGTTGATGCTGGCTTATTAAGTGATATACCATACAGTCCGGCAGAACCGCTTAATCTTGTTGAAGAAATATTCCACCCTGCAATAGTACCCTGAACAAAATTTACAGTTCCGTCTGCCGCAATCTTTGCATTAGTGCTGTCTAATACAAATCGGTTCGATTTAAGCGTTATAACATCTGCACTTGCATTAATTTCGCTTATCAGCTTGTCTTTGTCTATTTTTACCTCTAAGCTAGCCTTTGTAGCATAATTAGAGCTTACTGTAGTTAATACAGAATTTGCGGATTGCGTTATAGCAGAATTCATTTGCGTTGTCGTACTGTATTCTGTAAATTTTTTATCTGTGTCTTCCGGTGCTGGAGACCAGTCTGTGGCTTTATCACCAAGTTCGAGCTTTGGCAATTTGAAGTACGTATAATCTCCGCTTGAAGTTGGCTTTAATCCTAGTGATACTTGAATTTCGGAATCAGCGTCTGCCGGAATTTCTAATTTTGTTGCAAATCTTCCAGCAACATTTTTTTGTAAAAGCGTATAAGCTTTTCCACTTTTGTAATATCTAATATTAATAAGTCCTGTTTTTGTACCTGATTTAGTGTAGCCAGACAACATATAAGTTGTGCCAGGCTCAATTGTAACCATTTGCTGACAACTCCACCAGCCGTCACTATGTGCCGCGTAAATCTTAAAATATCCATCTGTATCTTTAGCAACAGTAACTCCTGATTCTGTCGTCCACTTTGTTAAATCTGCTGTATTTAACAAAAGATTTCTCCCGCCAATTTTCAAGTCACTGAATTCTTTTTTACTTGTATAAGTTTCGCTTACATTTGTTTTAAATCCGCTTAAATCTGCGGTCAAAGCTGTAACATTCGCCTGTAAAGCTGTAACTGTGCTTCCGTCTGCTTTTTTGCTTATCTTTGTTGTATTGCTGTTTACGGTTGCAGTAAGACTTGTTAAAGATTGATTTAAAGACGTGTACTGATTGCTTATCTTCGTAACTTTTGTATCTACTGCGGAAATTGAACTATCTGTGTCCTCGGGAGCTGGTGTCCAAGGAGTTGCAAATTCTCCTTCTTCAAATTTGTAGTCCGCGATATATAACTCCGTTCCTGCCGTCGCATTTGACACAAAAAATTCCGTCAACTTACTGAATACATAATTTACAACAACTGTAGTTTTTATCTCAAATTTCTGCCATTCTGTTGAAACATTCACTGTGCTTTTATTAAATCCCGGACTGCTGTTTCCCCACGTTACAGATATTGCTTTATTCGCTTTTAATAAGCAAGATTGTGTATATACCTTTTTTTGTAAATTCTTTTTGCTTTTTAAGCTTGTGGGAATATCAATGTAGGCTCCCTGTGAGCCAGCTTCTACATATGTTATCTTACGAGCCTTCCCTGAAAGGGTAGCATTATCTTCTACAATTTCATCTTTGTGAACCGTTGTTGTGGTCTGATACCACCCTAAGTACAAATCTCCCTTTGTATAACCTGTATTTTGAAAAAGATTTCTTCCACCAATCTGCAAATTATTTACAGCCGTTGATATATCCTGTTGCCAAACTTTACTCGAAATCTGTCCTTGAACAGCAGTAAGCTGTGTTCCCTGCGTTGTTACAGACTTCTGCAAATTCGTAACATTCGTAGTCATGTTCTTAAACGCAACATCAAGCGTCTGTTTGTTCGCATCAACATAAATCTTACCGCTTTTCAACGTATGGCTTCCGTCTTCATTAATGACATTAAAAAGGCTTTCTATATCCAGTTTATTTGCATTAATATTTGCATTATCTTGAACAATATCATCACGAACAACTTTCCTTGTAACGCCTTTTTCAGTAAGTCCCAAAGCGTCAAACATCAGATTGCCATTTTTATCCCAGACATACATGTTATAGTCTGAATTAGCGTCTTTACCTATCTGAACTCTTATTCTGTCAGTATCTTTGATAATAATTGTATTATCTTGCCAATATGACATACCATTTTCGCTGTGAACTTTAAATTTAGTTGTATTAAGGTCGAGAGCCATAATCTTATCTGCGGCTATACTTTCTATCATTGCTGATTTTATCTGTGCATCACCGATATTTGCTACAATGCTGTTGCTAAACTCCGTTGTAAGGCTTCCACCTGATGCAGAGCCGAACATTATAGTATTTACCTTTTCTACTTCGACGGTTAAGTCATTAATTTTTGATACGGCGGATTCAAAATCTTTTGCATAAAAATCTTCAAACTTTCCTTCTACACCGTCAAGCTTCTCGATTGTTGCGTATTTTATATCAGCTTCATTTGTCTGCAAATAATTATTTTTTATGCTTAATATATCAGCCTCTATTGAAATTACCTTCTCAGATGTAACTGTATTCGCTTTTACCCATTCAGCATCTACTTTTTTAGCAACAAGTTCTTTTGTTGTAATAAGTTCCGAATACATTCTTTCAACTGCTTTTGATGTCGGACCTTTGAAATCTGTGCTTGTCTCAACTTCTGTTTTTCCGAATGATTTTACAGTCATAGACATTCCGCCGTCATACTCATATACTATATTCATAACTGGCACACTATACTCAACGCCATTAACTGCTGCCGTTATAATATCCCATACATCTAGTCGTATATCCGCAGGTGCTTTTAATTCAACTTCTCTGTATGTAAATCCTTTTATTTTATTATATACATCTTCAAGGCCTGAAGATGTCATAAATGGATTATCAAATGTTACACCGAGCGTTCCGCCTCCTGCTGTGTATGAATTTGAATTGTCTATATTGGCTGTTAAATAATCTAAATGATAATTGCTCTCTGTTTTTTCAAATGTCATGATTCGTGATAAATCAAGTTTGAAATCTGTTTGCTCATACCATTTTATAATTATAGTTCCTATTCTGTTCACACAAGCAAAGCCTCCGACAAGTGAAGCTATATAACCTATCATCTCGCGGCATGTATAACCTTCAGGTCTTTTTTCAATAACAACATCAATACCTGAGGTATCTATCAGAACCCCGCACTGAACACTAATTTCATTCAATACATCTTTTGCTTTCGCAGGATATGATAAATCTGATATGTATATCCCTGTTGTTTTTATCATTCTGTCGTATGCTGTAAATGTCGTTGAATTTTCATCATTCGTAGGATGCTCTGCCGTAAATATTCCAACCGGAACATATTCATATGCACCACCTTGCAGTTTTAATCCGATTTCTACTGAAATCTCTGTATTTTCAAAAAGCTCGTCTATCTTTGCAACTGTAAGCTCTATTTTAGCCGAAACTGCCGAACCGAGTTGTAACGACTCTTCACTGCTTGAAGAATTCTCATACGTCATCTTTTTTAACCCGGTGCTATACCATTTGCCGTTAATCTTTAATCGTGCATTAAATGTTCTTGAAGGACTTCTTATTGTATTTATAAATTCTTCTGAAACTTCACTATACATACATTACTCCTGTATCATAAATTCAAGCGTCTCCATTTCTTTTAAAGAAATACTGTCATAGTCCCCACTGTCACATGTTTCGATCAATTCAAGCGACAATGGCATGAGTTCAATCTCAACCTCTGTATCATTAATCTCACCAATTTCTTTAATTGTATTTTCCTTGATTTCATCAGAATCAAACTGATAAGCCCCATCTTTTACAACCGGTCTTCCCTCATCATCTTTTAAACATCTGTCTTTTAAAATTTTTGCTCTTAATTCGTCTGCATTTTGTGCCTCTGACGCTAATGTTTTTATGTTTTTTGCAATCGCATAGCTTAATTTTACCGGAAAATGTTTATTTATCTCATGCAATTGACTTAATTTCTCGTATACCGTTTTAATTCTCATTGTCTGTTTCATTTTCTGATTCCTTTCCTATATTACTGCTGTATAATCTGAACACTTGCACTTCTGTAATAAAATATACCGTCGTCAAGTCTGCCTATCTGCTCTTTGCTAAGTGTTCCCCTATAAGTTGGTATTGTTATGTCCTGCCCGTCATCATGGAATGTTATCGGGAAAAATCCGGCAATCAACTTATTTTTTATTATCATAAGCTCTGATTCCTGCAATATTCCCCAATTAATAGATAAGGTCTTCTTTTCAGCGACAACATCACCCAACATTGTTCCGTCAAGTGTACGTCCTGTAGCGGAAGACCATAATATCTCATCATCCACTTTGAGAGAGACAGGAGCCGGAAGCTCCTGTCCATCACACTCAAGTATCAATTCATCACATCCTTATGTTATAATCTCACATTTCCCTGTTGCTTTTGTATGCTCGTTAATCTTATCTACCACATACTTTTTAAGGCTCTTCCCGTCAAGCTGTATATCAAGATCCAATGTTTCAAGAATCCTAAGTATCTGTTTAAGAATACTTATAGCCTCTGCCAAAAGTTCGGCACTTGAAGCCATATCTGCTGCCTTTTGTGCCATTTCAAGCAATTTATCTTCAGGTGCAACAACTTCACCTTGATGTTTGTTATCACCAATCATGGCAAGCTGTGGAGTGTTTGGCTTTACATAACCGCCCTGTGCAAGGTATGGAATGCTACCAAAACCAACTTCCGGCAAATCAAACCCGAAATGGTCACCACCTATAACCGGTACCCAGTCAGGTACATCAAAGCTTAATCCATTTATCTTACGGACTATCCAGTTAATACCACTTTCTAATCCATCAAGCATACCATTTATAAGTCCGATTACCATATTAATAGGTCCTTTGGCTATGTCTGCAATTAAAGAGAATATTCCACCAAAGGCATCCACAATACCATTCCAGGCTCTTGACCAGTCACCTGAAAATACCCCAGCAATAAAGTCAATCAATCCACCAAATATCTGCTTTACGTCACCAAATATATTAGAAACATTTTGCAAATAAGCATTCATTATATCGCCTATAAAGCCGAAGCTATCTGAAAAATCTATGTTAAAAATATTCTGTAGCCAATTATCAAATGAAGAAAATGCTGACCTTATATTTTCCCAAACACCTGCGAACCACTCCCCTGCAGAGTTCCATTTTCCAACAATCCAATCCCAGCATATTCCGGCCGCTTCTTTCACAACATCCCAATGTTTTACAAGTTCATAAATTCCAACTCCTAATGCGACCAATGCCGCAATAACCAATGTTATCGGACTTGTCAGAACCGTCATTGCAACGCCAAATGCGGTTGTGGCTGCTGTTGCAAGCCATGTTGCCGCTGTATGTGCTACCGTTGCGGTTGTATCTGCTACTTTTACGGCTGTATCACTTACCCATGCTACAGCAGATGAAGATAATTTTGCTATTGTCTGTCCTACACTTTTAACAAAATCCTTTGCATACATAGCACATAACTGAATAGTTTCTATCTTATCTTTAAGCTTTGCTACCGTGCACGCTTCTATTGCCTTTTTCAGCTTATTTATAATCCCAACAACACCACCAGCTTTCATAAGAAATTTTGCTAAATCTACCGCTTTCCAAGCTGCTGCAAATGCTCCTATAGTAACTACGATTGCATCAAATGGACCTTGATTATCCTTTATCCAATCAGATATACCCTCTAATGCAGATGCCAATCCTTTCAGAACATCAACAATCACTCCACCAGTCCAACTCGCCACAGGCTCAAGGAAATTATCCCAAGCCCACATCCACAATGGCTTCAATGCATCTAACGCACTATTCAGTACATCTAAACAGCCTGCTAATACATCAAGAAATGCCGGAAGCAAATCTTCTATAGTCCACTTAGCCAAAGGAACAAATATATTGTAATAAGCCCATTCCAATCCAGCGAACAACTTATCTGTTAATGGTTGTGCAGCTCTCTTAATGTTATCAAGAGATGTTATCAGATTATCAAAGGATATTGCTTTAAGTGGCTCTAATGCTTTCTTGACTTTATCTGCCATATCAGATATTGCACTAGAAACATTAGATGTACTTCCACTCACATCTGGTACAAGGTCAACGCTTCTGATTCCTGAAGATGTTCCACCTGTACTACCGCTTGAATCAGAACTATCATCTGTTGGCTCTGTCAGCTTATTTATCTGGTCGAAGCCTGCAAGTGACCTCTCTATATCTTTAGCAGTCTTCTTGGCTGCACTTCCTATATCACCTACATTATCCGCCGCACTAGATGCATCATCTCCTATACCGGCTATATCCGAACTTATCGAACCCATAGAAGTTGACACATCTGCTCCTGTAAGCATTTGCACAAAGTTTGCAAAACCATCGGCAACCTTCTGTAATCCTGCCAACAAGCTGTTAAAGCCTCGCAAGATAGGTGTAAACAATGCTATGAAGCCTTTACCAAGAGAAGCCTTTAACTGTTCGAATCTGAGTGATAATATTCTTGTCTGATTCGCCCAGGAATCCTGTGTCTTAACAAAGTCTCCTGTGGCATTGGATAAAGCACTCGTAACATACTGATACTGCAGCATTACTTTTTCCTGCTCTGTCATTTTGGCGGTAGTCTTACCAAAACCGTTATTAAGAGCATATTGGTCTAAGTTAGTCTGAGTCATGACAACACCTAAGTCCTTGAGTGTTTCCGTTTCACCTGTCCAGATAGATTTCAGCTTTGTATATGCTTCATCCGTACTAAGATTGTAAAATGATGCAACATCACCAGTTAATCCAGTAACATTTTCAGCCATATCAAGTGCTGCTTGTCCGGTAATACCCATAGCATTACTCATCTGGCCAAACACACCCATGTACTTTTTGGCTGACAATTCCGACAATCCGAAGTTTGTCATGGCATTAGAAGCCCATTCATCTGCCGAACCCGCAAGATCCTTAAATGCCGTATCTACAACATTCTGTACTTCTGTTACATTAGAACCGACTTCTATGCAATCTTTTGTGAATTTAGCCAATGCTGCAATGCTTAAAGCCCCAGCTATCTTCTTTCCCATACCGGAGAATATGGATGTTGCTTGTTTAGATGCTTTATTAGAAGCACCTGTAAGCTGTTTAACTATCTGCGAACTGTCTATGCCAAGTTCCAGAGCTATCTGACCTACTACATCTGACATATTATCTCCTTTCTGGCATTAAAAAAGCTGCTCTCTACTTTGAGAAAGCAGCTTTAGCCCATTTTTGGAAATTATTCCAATATTCATTATACGCTTTTGGATTTTTCATTAACTTTTTATTTCTTCTTATAATCCAGTCATTACGAATCTTCTTTTGCTCTTTTGTAAAATTCTTAATAATTTTCGGATCTTTTTCTGCACGTATGCTCACAACTCTTCCAAGTGGTGTTTCAGGCATTATTCCTGATAATAAAGAACAGAATTCAGACCATGACATATCATCATCTGCACGTAATCTTATACCATACTGTGACAGGAAGCTTGACTCTATCAGTTCCCAGTCATCCCATAGATCATAGTATGTCTCACTTTGAGGGTGTCTGTTCCTCTCCGTATGTTCCTGTAGCGACTCCCATTATTGTCTCATACAGCATCTTATATTCAGGAAGCGGTAAATCCATCTCTTCAATTTTAGCTGTTGCAGAAGCTCCTACAAGCATCTCAAGCCCCTTTGTCATAAATGCCATCTCATCTCCCTTTTTCTTCTCAAATTCCTGTGCCATTGCCTGAATATTAAGAATATTATTTTTTCTGTTATTTACAGTAACCATAATCTCATCTGTAATGATTACCTTTGGTAACTGATTTGTAATCTTCATTGAAATATCTACTACCTGAAAATCTGTTTTATTTGCCATTATTTTTCATCTCCTTATTCTGGGCTATACTCAATATATGTTGGTTTTCCATCTGACTGTGCTTCCCACTCAAGTGCATCAATACTTGTAGAATCACCGCCAAGTGATGTTACATTGATGACTGCAGGAATAAGAAGCTGATCAAGATTCGGAAATATAATAGACACCCACGAGTTACAGTCCTGCCCTGTTTTGTAAGCAAGACCTGCCACATAGTCATTTCCCTCATCTCCATAGTTACGTTTACCACCCATTGACATTCCAAGCGATTTTCCTGTCATAAGACGTCTAACCCAGCCTGCCTGGTCCATTGGATTCCATTCTTCAATAGTTCCATCAACTGAAATGCTAAGACTTTCCGCATCTCTCACCACTTTAGTTTCTATCGTTTCTGGAGTATCTGATTTTTTTCTTCCCGTGATACAAATTCCGAACTGAATTGTATGTACTGGATTTACACCTTCAAGCGGAGTAGCACCCGCATTATATCCGGCTAATTTAGTATTCTGTGCCATACTTCTACCTACCTTTCATAATAAATATCTAATTCTATTACACTCTCAAAGATACCATTATCATCTGTTCCTACATCCACAGGCTCATCAACCAGCATTTTAGTGAAGAACACCTTAGTATCGTTGATTGTGATATGGTTCATATCCCTAAGCATATTGTAGAGCTGTTCTGCTGTCTTCTCTGTGTCTCTAACACTGGTATTCCAGTGGACCAATATACTTACAGACTTAACACGATAAGAGCTGTTATTTAAGCCGCCTACCGCCATCTGCACAGGTCTTTGCTTGTTATTATTGTAAACACCTATGCTCTTATTCTTTTTGTCGTCTAATTTGCCGCAATACACGTTAGTATTGTCTGCAATACCAAGACCTGCTATATAATCTCTTACATCACCTATTCCTAACATCATAACCCCGCATTCTTTTTATAAAACTTTTCAAATGCTTTAGGTGCAAAATTCTGCTTTTTACCACCTTTTATGTAGTCATCAAGCCACCTGCCTTTAGCATTTTCATTACCTTCATGTTTCTTACCTGCATCATCAGTCCACGGTTTCTGATGGAAGTTATATTCTGGATGATAGTACAATCTTCTCGCATAAGGCGTGTTTGATATAAGTTCTACCTTGCCATTAGTAATATCCTGTGTGTATACAAATGTGCTCTCATTCTGTAATGTACCTGTATCTCTAGGCATTACCTGACTTTGAACTACATTAGTATGTATTGCTTCTGCTGTCTGTACTAATGACACCTGTGCTGCTGCCGTAAGTCTTTTCAGCATTGGCATATTAAGCTTAACTATTGACTTAACATTCTTTGCCATTACATCACATCCAATCTTACATAATTAACTGTACCATCCGGATTACGGCACTTCGTACCCTTGTATATATGCCTTGTTACGCCGAACACCGTTATATCACCTTTAGTAATAACAGGAAGCTCCGGTGCAATATCTCCTGGTATCAAAGCACAGCCTTCAAGCTGTATAAGCACCTTTTCTGCTGTTAATACCGTCTTACCGCTGTCCTGATAGTTACATAAACCATCCCATATAACAGGTTCAAAAGGTTCTCCATAAACATTTCTGCCTTCACATTCTATCTCTACGTGTATTTCTGTCTTACACATACTTTTTAACACTAAACATGGATATTTCAAATGCTTACACCCCCAACACAAGACTACAAAGTCCCGTCTGACAAAGCAACTGATATATGTCCCGCTTTATGGCAATTCCATTCTGTACAAGAACATTCCAACTGCTGCCAAACTGCATAGATACTCCATTTACAGCATAATTCTGCAAGACACAATTAATCATGTCTTCATTCTCATACTCAAAATCGGCCATATCACAACATACATCTATGATTATTGCCTGCTGGAACTCTGTCAGACCTTCAAAACCTCTCGCGACTATACGATTGAAAGTAAGCGAGTCGATATGACGGCTCGCCTGCTTTAACCTTTTAGTTATCTGCTCATCCGGAATAATGTTATGCTCACTCAAATATTGTTCTTTGCTTGCATATACCATAGGCTCACGCTTCCCTGGAAGCTTTAATCTTCTTTAAAATGCCTTCCTGTGTTGATGCCTGTCCTATGTCTATATTATTGTCTTTTGCATATGCGATTAATTCTTCAACTGTCATAGCTGTTAAATCAACTGTTTCTGCCTTTTCTGCCTTGAGTGCATTAAGTTCATCAAGTACCTTCTTATACTTTTCATATGGAACAGTCTTGCCTCTTCCATAAGCTATAATGTTGCCCTTATCATCAACAATATCATAGCCATCTGCAATATAACGTTTCTGCTCCTGTTCAGCTATTGTATATTCCTTATTAGCCTTTACTGCCTTCATTGTAAGCCTCCTATTCTCCGTCTACATTCATAGCACAGCCATCTGCCTTTTTCTCAAGTAAGAAAAGGTCGCCATAACAACGATTCTGATAAAGGTAGCCATCTGCTGTCCTTGAATCTGTTCCCGGTGTGAAGAGCTTGATGTAGCTGTACTTATCACGGCAAACTACGCAAGATGTATGAATAAGAATCATATTAATCTGCTTAGCTGAATCAGCCGGTTTACAGCCTTCTGTAAAATCATATGCTGTCTTCATTCTTGCCGATGGTACAGATTTAAGGATTACATCATCAAGACTGTGAACCTTGCGATTAACAACATTGGAACTACCGCTGACATCAATTGTTCTCTGAATCCCATCTGCTTTTTTAGCAATCTTCATCATCTTAGGTGTAAGATAAAGAATTCTTCCCTCTTCAGGAACTCCAGCCTCATCCATAGATTCCATAAGATCATCAAATACATCAAGAAAATTTGCTGCTGTAATAGCTGTTGTATTAATATTGCCCGCCTTATGTGTGCTAAGTTCTGAATACAGTTTTGAAAATCTGTAACAATCTTTTTCGGGGATGGCCTGTTCAGTCTCAAACGTATTCTGAATATTGGCAACCGATAATGTTAAATTGGTCTCATCAATATCCATTGGATCAATGAAGAATTCAACATCTCTATCGTGTGATAACTTCTTTGGCTCCCAATCGTTTGATAATGTTCCGGCGTTGAATCCCGGTGTTCTTGTATGGTCCTTATAACCGCTTACCGCCATTCTTGGCAACTTGATTGTCTGTGCATTGATAAATGTTACCTGTGGGTTAGACTTTGTTAAATCATCCGAACACAACTCTTTCGCATATTTCTGCTGTAAAAGCTGTGTAAATGTTTCTGCATATTCATATACTGCCATTGTTTTTCCTCGCTTTCTTATAATCCGAAGGCTCTTTTAAGAGCATCTTCATTTGCCTGGTTATTATTGTTACCTCCCGGAGCTCCTAACTGAAATCCGCTATTTGCTCCCTGTGTTGGTTTTAATGCCGGCACATCTTTAAGGACCTGCTCAAGTGCAGCCTTAATGCTGTCCTCTGATATTTTTCCATCATTACCGACAGCTTTGCTAAAATCTGCCATTTTAACAAGATATGGAATTGTTTTTGCATCTACGCCAAGAGTTACCGCCGTCATTGTAGCTACAAGCTCTATCTGTGACTGCTTTGCTTCATTTTTTGCTGCCGCAACTTCGTTCTGAAGCTCTGTATTGGCGTTCTGCTGCTGTTCCGACTGCTGCTCTTTGCTCTTTTTGTATGCTGCGATTGCCTGATGAAGCTCATTTTCAGATAATCCCTGCTGAACAAAGTAGTCTTTAATTACAGCGTTTTCCTTTTTGGCAGTTGCAGTATCTATCATCTCCTGCAATTTGTTATAATCAACTCCGGCCGACTGCTGATTATTGTCATTGTGCTGATTGCTCTGCTCACTGCCGCCTTCTCCGCTTTCTGCGAAGAACTGAAGATTTAAAGGTAATCTCATCTCCACATTGTCTCCTTTCTTCCGTTTACCGCCCGTCGGCATTTTCCTAAAGTTTAGTGCCATTAAGTTTTGGGCATATAAAAAGGACACCCATTACTGAGTGTCCCTGATATTGATATTAAATTGTCTATTTCATATTGATTAATACTTCTTTAAGCCTTTTTACTATATTGTTCTGTTTTGTATATAACATATATATAGCCGCTGATGACTCGCCAGCTCCTATAAGTGAATCACCCTCTGCAAAAGCTGTCTGTATAAATCCTAATGTTGCCGTTGTCTGTTCCAGTTCATAAAGTGCATCTTCAAAATCCATTCTAGCTGACATACTACAATACCTCCATATTCATCTGTGCATTACTGTTTTGTATCTGCTCTTTAAGGACTACCGGTAACTTATAACCCTCTATTATTGATATTGCTGTATCGCACTGTCTACGCTTGATTGATTTGTAGGAAGTGACCTGAAACTGTCTTTTAAGCTCTCTGTATATATCAGTATATACCCTACCACTCAAAGACTTATCGTGATAGGCATTACTATCTTTACCACCTAAGGCACGAGTTCCAACCTTACGAACTGCCGTTGTAATTCTGTCACATTCTATATTCATAAGTGGCATATCCTGCTTGAAATCTTCAAGTTCCTGCTTAACTTCATCAATCTTATCATTAACTTCAAGGATTGCCTGACTCTGCAACTGAAGCTGTTCAAGTGCTGTGCGTGGCTTGCTGTTGTTTATATGTTCTTCCATATCGTGAAAACGATTGATGTATCTTGCTGTAAACTCTGTTCCCTTTGCTCCTGTAAGCTTATGTGCTATAAACTCACAGCCTTTCTTGGTTACATTGTAGCAAGGCATTAGCTTATTCTGGCTGTTCTTATATGTACTCTCTGTAAAGAAATCGGACTGGGGAATTTTCCCCTCACCTAATTGTTCTGAATATCTACGAATATCTTTTAATAATTCATTATGCTGCTTACCAACCATCCCTGCTACTTCAACACTTGTAATTGTCTGTTCAATCTGATTCATACTAAAATTCTCCTTTTTAAATGATATTTACAAGGAGTATCTTTCTATGATAAAATATTTCATAGAGGATATTCCTCAGTTTGCGAAACACTCGGTTAAAGTCCTTTATTCAACTCTATCTCTGACAAAATCAAATTGTTTGAAATCTCCATATCCGCCATCCTGTGTATCAGACATTCTAACAATCTCTTTTTATTTATGCTCTGCAATATTCACTCTGTCCCTGTTCCCAGTCCCATCTCTTTACTTTTTCAAATGCTTCAATAGCCTCTTGAGGTGCATTTTCCAAATGGCATCCAACAACATACGGTTTATAAATATCAACTAATTTTTGTATTTCATCTGGATATTCTACTGGCATAATTTACCTCCATTTCTTTTTATTAACGTCATATATTCTGCTTCAACTTCATCATATCTTTCTCGTAAATACTTAATTTCTGCATAATCACTTATCTTACCCACATTATATTCATTTATTCCAAGTGAGTCAATCGTTTTCTTGCACTCTTTGTTTAATTCTCTAATGTACTTGCCATAGTTCTCTTTGGTGATATTCCAGCCTTTGCTTCTAAACTTTTCAGCCTGCTTCATGTGCCACATTTCATGATATTCTGTTACAGCTTTTTGTCCCACAATCTCTTTGTTAACAATTTCTGGGATATAATATACAACATTATTTACTGCATCATACTTTCCATATGCCTTTAATTCTTCTTTTGACAATATCCTTATCTCTGGTATCCTGTCTTTTGAAATATCCCATTTTTTAAGTGCCTTAACAGTATTGGTATAAATCTCGTGTAATGCTCTTGGTTTTATATCCACATTATCTGATACGTATACATTTCCCGGATATGTATTAATCTTTTTTACATCTACTTTTGTATCTGGTCTAACTTCAATTATCTTGCTATCGCCTCTTATGATTGGTCTGTATTCCTGATAATCTGATAGTTGTTCTTCCCACTGTTCCTTCCTCGCCGTATACACTTTTTTGTTATCCGGATCTAAGGAATACTTAGAAAGCCTATCAAACTTCTCCACCATCCTGCCTGCATATTGCTGCTTCTGGTCTTGCTTGTAATCTTCCTTGACCTGTTCTAACTCTTCCTTTGTGAACTTGCTGTCTGGCTCCTCATCCAGCTCAGGGAAGTATGTTGTATGTACGTCTTTGCAATTTGGATGGAAAAGCCCTGCTGCCATAGCAGAAGACATAAGCGGATAAGGACCATCAGTTGCCTTACCGCCACTCCACACATCATCTATCAGAATCTTACCAACAAACGGAAGGCACTTAGGACAGGCATTAGCACGCTTATTCATAATAACCGTACTTATTCCCCATGACTGTCGCATTTCTCCCTCTCCAGTTAGATATGCACGCTTGCTAGCTGTCTGAATTGCCATTTTGGCATAATCTTTTACCGTATGCCTGCTGCCATTAGAATATTCAATACAATTAATTCCAGCTTTAAGGAAATCTCTTGTAGCCATATCAACTGCTTTCTCATATGTTCCTGCACCCGTATTCGCATACACCTGAGCATTAAATATCACCTGCCTGTATTTATCTTCCGACATTCGCAACATGGCTGTTTCAGCTCTGCCAAAGTCGTTTTTCGTAGCTTTTATAAGTGCATCTAATTTTCTTGTATTTAATTTGAAAAAAGCACCCTCAGTGCCCTGTGACACTTTGGATGCTTTAAGTCCATTTTTAATTGCCCTTAATATCTTCTGTTCCTGTTCTGTACCGCCTGTCTGCCTTGCCGTAAATATCATTGCATCTATTGAACCATTTATATCACTGAACTTACTTTGGAAACGCTTTTTATTGTCGGCTTTATATTTTTCCAATGCTTTAAGCTGTTCAACCTGCCATTGCGACCAATTATAACCAAGCTCTGTCTCTTCTGCCCTGTGTCCGTCAAGATTTCGCATCATTGACGCTATAAGCTCATCTTCTATGGCTCTAAAGGCTTTCTCTATGTCATAATCCGTGTTAAGTTCCATAAATTACCTCAATCAGTCGCCTGAACCGAAAACTCGTCAGTCTGCATATTAATGCCTGGTTCTTCCACTTGTGAAATTCCCTGTTCCATCTTGATACGTGCTATCTCTTCCTGTTTCCATTTATCATCCTTGGTATCTCCATACAATTCATCAACAGCTGCGTCTATACTCATAATGCCGCCCTGCTTGGCTTTACTAACTGTTTCAACCTGTGATTCAAAAGACGGATTTGCATATTCCCCAAATGTCACATCAACATCAATATCTTTTATTACTGTTTTATTATATGTATCAACTGCTCTGAATACTGTATTTACAAGCTCAGGTAAAATCTCCTGCAACTGCTCCACTATATTATCGCGTGTATAAAGCGTCGCTTTTTCCTTTTCTCTTTGTGCATCTGCATTATCAAGTTTTTTAACATCAATACCCAGTGTCGAAGGGCTCATTATTCCCTGCAGGCACAAATCGAGAGCCGTAATATAAGTTGCAAGATAACTCTCATGAGGTATATTGCTTTGCTCCCGCTCAATTTTGGGTGCTGCCTTTTCTGCCATTGAAGTCTCTACCTGTATATAAGCATTATCAAACGAATTTGGCTTTAATACCGCACCTGTATTCGGGTCTTTCGGAAGCATACTCTCAGGAATATATTCTTTTGTTTTATTTAATCTTAGTGCCTCCATCCACTGTGACCAAGCCTCATCAAGTGCATCAAAATTATCAATTTTACTGTCAAATATGCTCTTTCCTCTGCCTTTGAATTTTGCCGACTTGTAAAACATAAGTGGAACCGCAAGCATAAAGTTGTCATTCCATGTTACGTTTTTCAATCCTGCAAGCTCTGGAACTGCATCAATATTGTATTCTCTGCCGTTCTTTGTGAGCTCATATGAAATATATCCATGACCGTAATGCTCTAAAAGCACATATTCCTGTCTGTTGCTCACATGCACAGTTTTAAATACTATCTCCTTGATTCTGCCTCTCTGACAAATTACATCTATCATATCTCCGGGATAAAACTCGATTATCGGATATTGGCTCAGCGACGTATCAAAAGATATTTTGAATGCTCCATCTCCAATATAAAGAGTCTCTGTTATCGCTTCTTTTACAAGCCCCTTAAATTTATTATCATCTGCTATAGCGTTCCACTCCTGCTGTCTGCTGCCAGCATCAACAATATTCATATCGCCTACTACAATACCAGCAAGCATGTCTACTATCATAGATGGAATTCCAACATGTATCTTCCTTATCTCCATTCCTGGAGTACATTTTGCCGCCCAAAATCTTGTCTTATCCCCATTGAGTTGTAAATACAGCTGTGATAGTTCCTCGCTCTCGCCTCTGTACCATATTCTGTTTTTTATTGCATTTGCTTCATAATCAAGGACTTCATTAAGCTGTATGCTTCCTATCTGTGCTGGCTGTATCCTAAGCCATGTTCTTATTCCCTGTCTTATCTTATCTGCCATAGAATTAAATATATTCACCTCTCTACACTCCTATCTTGTCACTGTATGGAATCCAAGCGTACTGTACACTATTTACCATGTGGTCATTCCCATCCTCCGGCGTACAGTCTTTATCTTCAAGCCAACTGTATACCTGCAGTTCTCCTATATAATTTGTACATGTATCAACTACATAAAAATCAGGTTCCTTACTTTTCTCATCATTAAATGACATCCAGCCAAGCTGTAAATTAATTCTGTCTACTATTGTCATTGCTTTATATGCAGCATTAAATAAATACCTGCAGTCCGGATGCTCACGTTTATATTTTACAAGCTCTTTTATTGTTGCCTGATCAGCAGAATCAACAAATACATTTTTTGCCATGCCGCCCCATTCTTTTCTGTTACGCTCTAAGAAATCAACATAATTCCTTACTGTATCAGAAGGTGCTATAGGCACATCAAGAGCCGCATTATTATATGTTTTTTCAGCAAGTACAATACATTTTCCTTTGTTTGTTATGCCTACAAAGGACATTGCTATAGTATCCGGACTCTTGCTTGAATACGCTGTATCAAGCCCGCTTGTATATATTGTAAACCATTCTGTCTGCGTATTATCGCATTCCTGCCTAATATAAGATTTGGCCTGTTCCTTTGTAATAACATGTCGTCGGCAGAAATTACAAAAGACAAGACCCGTGGCCTTGCCTCTTAATCCCAATATCTTATTTTTATATATTTTAGTCCCCGGAGGATAACTATTTTTCTTCTGCTCTATCTTTTCAGGCGTCATGGATATGTTATCGGTCATATTAAAGAACCAATATACCCAGCCTTTAATGGGTTCACAAGCATTAATATCTTTCCAGATGTCTTCCGGTACATCTGACTTGTATTTATCAATCGGTCTTGCGTGATTGATGTACTCTGAATATATAGGTAATGTAGGTGCATCGGGATTAAGCGTACCTACAAAGTATTCAGAACGTCCAAATATCTCTCGTATGAAGTCTATATTTGCTGTGTTGCACTCATCTACCCATACACATCCAAACTGCGAACCTAAAGCATTCTTCCACTTGCTGGCATTATCGTAACCGAGAATATATATTATCTTGATAACATTCCCGTCTCTGAATTTGATATGCGGAAGTTTATTTTCTTTATCACCATTACCACAGTATTCAAGATTGGGAAATATCTGCAGCAATCCCATATCAGCATTTATTATATTCTTCTCAATAACACCTGTCGTATTACCAGCTATAACATGCAGCTTCATGTCTGATTCAGCTACATTCATAATAAACTTAACAGCTACTGTTGTTGTCTTTCCTGATGCAGTTGAACCTTCAAGGAACTCTGCTCTTGCTGGTGTGTCTATGAAATCCCAATATTTATCACTTAAAAGCATCTGGGTCACCTCTTGCCTTCCGCTGTGCAAGAAGCTCTGAAAGCTCGCTCCTGGTTGTATCGTTTACATTGGCTTCTATCTTGTCTGTAAAGATGCCTAAATGCTTGCCAAGAAGCTCTAAGGCCTTAACCTTGTCGCAGGACTTAACCTCTAACCCCTCTCTGCCTTTCTTGATAACAGCAAGTGCCCTCTTCTGTTCCTCTGTAAGTTCTTCCGTAAGTACTGGCTCTACTGTTCTATACATAACAGGTTTACCATCTTCATCCAGCACATCCACAAGTGCTCCACCTACTTCTGCTTTCATCTTCTTTTCAACCACATGTGCATAATCAGCATTATTAGAAAAAGCTATCAAGGCAAGTTCCTTGATAACTCTCTCCTGGGTTATCTCTGTACTCCTTGATAGCTCTTTTTGTCTCTTTGCTATATATTCTTCAATCTGAGGTTTTCTGAGGTTGTCTGCTCCTGTTCTATACGCTGTTTTTTCTGAATATCCTGCCCTAATAGCCGCCTGCGTGGCATTAAGGTCTATAAGGTATTCATCACAGAACCGCTTCTGTTTTGCTGTTAATGACATGCAATCAGCTCCTTTCTAGCATGATAAAAGCATCAATATTAAATTTGTGCCGACCTCCAATTGTTAGATTAAAAATCTAACAATTGAGTGTTGGTACTGTCTTTTCGATTGCTGATGCCTTTTAAATATTAAATAATTATTTCCAAAATGCGTAATATATATCTCTTATCCCTATTCCTATCAACAATGTAATATGCATAAGAATAGCTACATCTATACATAATAAAATTTTTAATACCATTCCTGGTAAAACATACACAAAAAACTTCTCTGCAAATACAAATATTATAAATAACACTTCCACTAATATCGTATATGTCATCATACAATGTGTAACTTGATATACTTTTATCTTTTGCCCATCAAGTTCATATCTTGTGGAATCTTTATCTCTCATTTTTCGTACTACTTCGCTATCACTTGATATAAGCATTCCAACATATGCAATACTAAAACTTATAAATAATGCAAGAACTGTAATCGTTTGATTTATAAAATCAACTGTAAAACTTAATATATTTACATTCCATATTTTATGAACAGTACTGCCTACTATAAATGCAATTACACCTATAACTGCCGGAAGCAAATTTATCAATAAATAATCTGATTTAGTCTTTTTTCTCATTGAATAAAAGTCCTTTATAATATTAAAAGTTTCCTTCGCTATCATATTCACAAATCCTCCATTCGTTCTGCAAATATCCTATAAATGCTATCTGTTTTTACTTCTCCTGTAATAAAATCAGTATCAACTGCAACTGTATCCTTTTCCTTCATCTGTTCCGTATTAAAACTTATGTGATGTTTTTCCTCTGAATCACCATCTACAGTAACTCTTTTTATTATTTTAGTCTTATTATTATACATCTTAAAGAAATCTTTAACTGTATCATGAAAAATTCCTGTACCCTCTGGTTTTAATACTATATCAGCATCAGTTGATAGTTCCCCTCTTCCAGATAGTTCCTTAACCTCAGACATATTAATATCTTTTCTATCCACAGTAAGCGTAACTGCTTTTATTCTTTTAATTTTTTCTAACGAATTTAAAAAATCTTTTGACACTATATTTTTATAATCAAATTTATATCTTACTCCCTTTTCTCCTGGCTTTCTTT